CAGGAGAAGTGGAAATGGTTGCGGCAGTTGCATTGAAAGCTACGAAAGCTGCAGGAATTTTCAGAAAAATCAAGGTTAAATAGGAGGATTTTGTATGGCTTTTAAAATATACGCACCAAATGAAGACTATTCAGGAAGTAGTGCTGGAGTAACTTTTGTAAATGGAGTTGGAGAAACGGATAACTCACATTTAATTGAGTGGTTTAAGGAACACGGATATAAAGTGGATGAAGAGGGCATTGATTCTGAAGAAAAAAGCAAAAAATCTAAAAAATAGGTGGTAGTTATGGAATATATCACGGACATCAAGGAAGATGTTAAAAAATATTTAAAGTCGCTAGGCTATGAAGTTGTAGATGGCGACTTATTTTTATTAGACAATTCCATTCAGACAGTGAAGTATTACATCTGTAATAAAACTAATCAAAAGAAAGTTCCTGAAGGATTAAAATATGTTTGGATAAACAGGAGCGCGGCTGAATTTTTGAATTTCAAATTGAAGTTAAACCAGCTTAATATTCCTGGATTAAATTTTAACCGAATAGCAAAAGAGATAAGTGAAGGAGAAACTAAAGTAGTCTTTGAGGACAGTAAGACCACAGGAGATAAATTTGAAGTATTTTTATCAACGCTTTTAGCTTATGGAGAAAGTGAGATACTCAAGTACAGGAGGCTAGTATGGTAAGTGAAATTTTAAAAAGTGCAAGAGAAGCAATACACTCAATGTGGGACGGCCTGTGTACTGCTTTTGAAAATAAGAAATCAAAAGACAAGTACGGAATAGTAAGTTCCGAAAAAGTGGAAATATGCAAGAATGAGCCTTGCCGTCTAAGTTTCAAAAATATCAGCCAAGCAGAACAGACAGGACTGGGAGCCAATGTTTCTCAAGTTGTTAAACTATTTATTTCTCCGGAAGTATACATTCCTCCAGGAAGTACAATTGAAGTTACTCAAAATAACGTGACAAGGAAATATAAGCACAGCGGAATATCAGCAGTTTACACAAATCATCAGGAAATTATACTTGAAGCAGAACAGGAGAAGGCATAATGGCAAGTTCAAAGATAAAGGTGCAGTTTGATGGGCTGAAGGAGTTCAAAAAAATAATTGAAGAGATGGAGAAGGAAAAGGAGCAGTTAATGATTGACACCATAAAAGAATTGGCTGCAAGATTGTTACGTAAAGTAATTAAAAGGACGCCTTCAGACACTGGTAATCTAAGAAGAAACTGGACTGTATCAGATGTGAGAAAAAATGGAGAGAATTACGAGATAGAAGTTTCAAACTCTGCTGAATATGCGAGCTATGTCGAATTTGGGCATAGGCAGACACCAGGAAGATTTGTTCCTGCTATTGGGAAGAGATTAAAAAAGTCTTGGGTAAAAGGTAAATTTATGCTCACAATTTCTGAAAATGAACTGCAAAAGCAAGCTCCAGCTGTTATTGAAAAGAAGATTACTGAATGGCTTAAAAAGTTAGGAGGATAGATGCTAAATGAAATTGTAAATGCAATAGGGTTGAAACTGTCTGAAAATTTTGAAGGGATAGACGTACACAGGGAAGAACTGGAGCAGGGTTTTAAAGAGCCTTGCTTTTTTATTGATTTGTTGAATCCTAGCGAAAAACAGATTGTTGGAAACAGGTATTTAAGAAGCTATCTATTTGACATCACATATTTTCCCAAAGATAAAAAAGCCCAAGATATATTTGAGACGCTGGATAAACTTTATACTGTACTTGAGTACATAAAACTCGATGATGGAACACTTGTTCGAGGAACTGACAGGAACTTAAGGGAAGAGGACAAAGTACTGCATTTCTTTGTTACGTATGAAATGTTCATTTACAAACTGGATGGAGAAAAAACAAAAATGGGAAAACTTGGAATAAATGCTGGATTGAAGGAGGATTGAAATGGCAGATAATAATACTGTTGAAAACAAAGCGCAAGCAAAAAAAGAAAGTACTGAAAATAAATCAGATGAAACTAAATTTGTAAAAAGTCAGATTATAGGATCTGATAAATACAAAAATAGGGCCGATATATTAAATGTTTTATTGGAAGATGACAAGGAATATACGTCATCAGATGTCGATAAAAAATTAGAGGATTTTTTAGGTAAGGAGGTTAAATAATGGCATATGGTGGAGGTACCTGGCTAGTACAGAATAAAGTTTTGCCGGGTACATATATTAATTTTGTAAGCAAGGAAAGAGCAGAACTTGTATTCTCGGATAGAGGGTATGCTGCAATTGGAGTTGAGCTTGACTGGGGTGCTGATGAAGAAATTTTCAAGGTGGAAAATGGGGATTTTATTGAAAATTCTACAAAATACTTTGGACATTCTTATGACAGCGACAAATTAAAAGGGCTGAGAGATTTCTATAAGCACGCTCAAACTGGTTATATCTTTAAACTGAATACAGGTGGTGTTAAAGCCTCGAATGCTTTTGGAACTGCAAAATATACAGGAGAAAGAGGGAATGATATTAAAATATCAATTCAGGCAAACGTTGACAATGCTTCTCTGTTTGATGTTACAACTTTTGTTGAATCTGAAAAGGTGGACGTTCAGACAGTTGCGACTGCAAAGGATTTAAAGAACAATGACTTTGTAATCTTTAAATCAGATGCAACTCTTACAGCAATAGCAGGAACACCTATGACAGGTGGAACGAATGGAACTGTGACTGGAGCATCGCATCAGAAATTCTTAGATAAGATTGACAAATATTTTATCAACGTTCTAGTCTGCACCTCGAACGAGAAGACTATAAAGGACTTGTATGTGCAGTATACAAAAAGAATGAGGGATAAAGTTGGTGCTAAGTTTGTATGCGTGGTTTACCGTGCTGACGACCCGGATTACGAAGGCGTGATTAATGTTAAAACAAAAACGCTGGATTCTGATTTTCCTGAAAACTCAGCGGTGTACTGGGTTGGTGGAGCAGAAGCATATTGTGCGGTTAACAGAAGTTTGACGAACCATAAGTACAACGGGGATTTCAAACTTGAAGTGGAAGAAACGCAGACAGAGCTGGAATTAGCTGTAAAAGCTGGGTACTTTATTTTCCACAAGACTGGGGATGAGATAAGAGTTCTGAAGGACATCAATTCCTTTGTTTCTTTTATAAAAAGAAAGAACAGGGATTTTTCGTTCGCCCAAGTAATGAGAACTTTAGATCAGATTGCTATTGATGTGGCAACAATTTTTAATAAGACCTATTTGGGTTCATCAAACAATACAGAATACGATAGAAATGACCTGAAACGTGATATTTCAAAACACCACGAAACATTGGAAGACTTGAGAGCGATAAAAGACTTCAATGAGGAGACAGACGTTACGGTTGTTGAAGGGGAAACCAAGGAAAGTGTACTGGTCACAACTAATATTAAACCAGTCGTGGCAATGGAAAAACTTTATATGAACGTAATTGTACAATAATTTAGATGAAGGAGTGTGAGAATAGATGAGTGATACAGCAATAATGAAAGGAAAGGACGCCATATCTGGAAGTCTTGCCAAATGCTTTGTTACAGTTGGAAATAAAAGGTATAACTTTATGCAGGCTATAAATGTTAAGGCAGAAATGGAAAAGAATAAAGTTGAAGTTCCAATCCTAGGTAAAACTGGAAAAGGAAACAAGGCGGCAGGATGGAAGGGTACTGGAAGTGCAACTTTCCATTTTAACACATCTGTATTTAGAGAAATATTGCAGGAGTACACAAGAACAGGTAAGGATATTTACTTTGATATGCAGCTTGTAAATGAAGATCCAACTTCGAGTGTAGGGAAACAGACAATAATGCTGATTGACTGCAATCTTGACGGTGGAATAATAGCACAGTTTGATGCGGATGCAGACTATCTTGAAGATGAGTTTGATTTCACATTTGAGGACTGGAAACTTATGGATAAATTTAATGCTCTTGACGGTATGAACATATAAAAGGGTAGTTTTAGGGGGAGTTTTAAGCTCCCTGTTTTCAAATAAATTTAGGAGGATAATTAAGAATGAAAGATTTAAAATTTTTTTTAAAACAGAATACAATCCCTGTGGAAAATCAGGAAGTGGAAGTATCAAAAAGATTTAAGGATGACGCAGGAAACACTGTTAAATTTGAGATAAAGTCAATCTCAAATGAGATGGATGACGCACTAAGAAAGCAGAATACAAGACAGGTTAAAAAGGCTAAAGGAGTAATTGTTCCGGAACTGGACCAGCAGAAATACTTTGTGGATTTAGTTTTGAAATCATTGGTTTATCCAGATTTAGATGACAAAGAGTTGCAAGATTCCTGGGGAGTAATGGATTCAAGGGAACTGATAAATGCAATGCTTCTTCCAGGAGAGTATACAGCTTTGCTTCAAGAAGTCCAAAAGATAAACGGATGGGATCTTAACGTAGAAGATATCAAAGATGAAGTAAAAAACTAATTGAGGCAAATGTGGCAGAGTACAACTATGCTTACTATTGCCTGCATAAATTGAAAATAAGGCCAAGTGAATTTGCTGAAATGGATATTTATGAGAAAGCGTTCATTATGGCCTGTATTGACATAAAAATAAAAAAAGAGAAAGAGGCTGAGAAAGAAGCTAAAAGAAAAGCTGGCCGTAAAAGGCGTTAGGAGGTGTGAAAAATGGCTACAATTCAGAACAGCATAATTTTAAATGACAGAATGACGCAAACATTTACAGCGATAAACAATGCTATAAGTGCAACAGTAAACAGCCTATCCAGTCTTGATGGAAAATCCATGAACATCAACACTGCTAATTTATCAACTGCAAGACAGCAGTTGGCACTGGCAGAGAATGAACTGCAGAAAATGAAAGGTGACAGCAAAGGACTGAATGATAATTTGAGCAAGACACCAGGAATCGTTGATGCAATACAGAAAAAAATGATGCAGGTGGGGACAGCGATAGCAGGAGTTATGGGAGCAAAGCAATTGCTTCAGGCATCAGATCAGAATGCACAGATAACAGCAAGGCTTAACTTGATAACGGACGCACCTGAACAGCTGAAGGAACAGATTTACCAGTCAGCAAATGATGCAAGAGTTGCATATACAGAAACTATGGATCGAGTAGCACAACTAGGATTGCTTGCAGGAAACGCTTTTAGTAATACAGGAGAGATAGTTAGATTCACGAATCTCATGCAGAAAGCTTTTAAAATATCTGGAACGGGTGCCCAAGCGGCAACAGCTGCGATGTATCAGTTGACGCAGGCAATGGCTTCCGGAAAATTACAGGGAGATGAACTGCATTCTGTATTAGAGCAAGCACCTATGGTAGCTCAAGCCA